TTGAATGTGAAAGATTCAATAGGTCTTCAGTGCAAGCTTCTGTGAGCATATTATTTTCAAGTTCAACTTTATAGGGTTGATCATTGTATATAATTCCTTCAACATCTTTTACACTATATTGTATAGCAAGCTTAACTGCCTGTAATATTGTTTCTAACTCTTGATCCTTTTCGTACTTTTGGACTAAACCTGTTATCTTACCTTTTTGTAAGAATGTTAAAGGTGTGATTTTAAATACCATATCTGCAATCTTTAGTGATTTAGTATCTGTAACCTTAAGTAATTGAGTCATATTATTTATCCTTTTTGATATGTTTGAACATCTTTACTTGTGATTCTCTTCTTTCAGCGGCAGCCTTAGATTTAAATTCCTCTTTGCGGCCGTCGGAAAAATAGAGCACCCATTTTTTTCCAACCTTGCGGATCATGCTTATATCCTTTCGAACCGTTATGTCAAATGAGTCGACTCTTTATTTGTTCAAGCCAGTTTTCTACTACCTTCTTATCTACATTCTTTTTTGTTATGTGCTTGTGTTTGTAAACAACTTCAGCACACCACGATAGTTTCCCGGTCCGTGTTCTATATTGGTAAATACACCCTGTTCTTTGCACCCTTAGACTTTGATGGGTCCTATTTTCATGAGGAGTATTCCATTCTAAATTCGCTACTTTATTGTTTAATCTGTCATAGTCTTTGTGATTCACCTCCTGCTGCTTATTATCTGGATTTGGGATATACCCTTTTGCTACCAGTCTATGAAATCTCAATTGTTTACTTTTATAATATGTCACTCTATATCCGCTACACAGTGTACCAATAATCTCTGTATAGATCTTATTACTTTTCACTATCTTGCCTGTGCAGTAGGTTACCGTCTTGCAAAAGTTATACACTTTGCCGTTCTTATGTACTACATACTTCATAGAAACTCCCTTCAAATAAAAATAGAGACAATAGAATATCCTATTTCAATATCTATTATCTCTACCTATTAGAAGCCCTTAAAAAATTGCAATTATCAATTCGTCGATATTCCCGGATGATCCACGTTCTGCATTAAATGATAGTTGCTCAGTTAATAGAAGATCTTGATCCCCCTCACTAATAGCATTAATCATACACGAAGGCATGTAAAATGCTACACACTGCTCAAATTCGCCAGTCGTAGAGGTTTCATTACCTGCCCAACTAAACAAACTAAAAGTATCGCCAGCATTAAAGTCTATATAATTATCTATATTGTCATCGTACTTATAGGTTGTTAGAGAACCTGTTACGGTTCTTTCTGTTAGACGAGAGGCAATTTTACCATTAGGAGAACATGTTGTTGATTTAAACCCTTGTGTATTTTCAACACTCCAACTGATCTCAGTTGCTTCAATCTTAGCAGCATCTTTCCATACACAAGCCTGTAAGGCAATGGGTGGTAACGCTGAAGAATATGAAGGAGTTAAAGCAAGAACTTCAAGATCCTTATCAAAACCAAGACCTTCCATACTAAACTCGAGCTGAGGCATTTGACCTACACTATAATTACTCATTGCAACACTATTGGTTCTACATCCAAAAGCTTTTTCACATACAGCATCTTCAAGCCAACGAGAGATAGATAATGTTGGAAAACCACTTGTAGTATTAGGCTTATATAGTGTCATAGCACTAATTTTAGCACCATTACTAAAAGCATGAGGGCCTGCCAGCTTCAAAGTGATACTATATCCATCTCCACCATCTACTGAATCGACAGCAGATACGGGACTAATAAAAGTACCATAACTATCGTCTTGTACACAAACAATATCACCTACAGAATACTTCAATGCGTCGGTGTCGGAGCTAAGGACTAATTTTGTTGTTGTATGCCCCGATCCTGTAGTTGTCTCTGTAACTGTAGATTTATTGAATCCAGCACTTTGTAATAGTAAATCGTACTCAGGAGCGGCTCCTGTAGTACCTGCAGCTTTAAATTCACAAGGGAGTGTCGCTGTTACGCTCGCCATTCCCATTCTTGAGGTTGGTTTACCTAACGAACTTGTTAGGTTATTTCGTTGCATAAATTCTCTGGTCATTTCGATTGTTGCGCCATCGGACAGTGGAGATACGAATTCAGTTCCACTGGAAGGAGCCTTATAGGTTCCTTGAGTATCTTCTTCAACAACGGCAATCTTCTGACCAACCTTTAATACGTCAGCCATAATATTATCCTTTCTTATAATTGTGTTCTATATTTAACTGTAAACCTAAATCTAATCAAAGCTACCTTATCTTCTTCAAGATATTCAGGAGCATCGATTGTCATTTGAGACACTTGTACAACACCAACGCCTGCAACTTTGGAGCTGTAAATATACTTGTATATATCCACAACTTTTTGCTGTAGCTGTAGTGTCTCTATCATCTGCTCTGAATCGTTAACTTGTGAAGTCTTATAGCCTGCAAATAATAAAACTTCAAATGTTTGATCGAGCGTAAGATTACATGCAATTCCTACATCTGCTTGAATACAATCAAGCGCGTGTACTGCAAAACGATTATTGCTCTTTGTATATTTGTTCTTCTCTATTAAAATTTGATAGTCTATTGGCGAATATGTTGGGAGAGTTGTTACTATACAATTTTCTATCGCAAGTTTAATATCACTTAGTACTACCATTATCTTCTCCAGCTTCTTGTTCTGAACTCTTTGTTTATTTCAGAGCTATCTGGCTGCCCATTGTTATTTGTGTCAATTGTCGCCCACGATATTTTGATTGCATCTTGATACCTACCATACCACTTCTTACTTTGTTGATCCCACTTATCATCAATTGTATCTGAGACGTTGCTGTATATCATTGATAGTGCAAGATATGTTGCTGCAGTGTTAAATTGTTCAATATCGAGCAGATCCCAAAAAGTAAGATTTTCTCTCGACGTATTAGAGACCTTATAATACTTTTGTCTTAGTTCGCTAATTATTTGATTCCTTACAGCTATATGTGTGAGGATATGTGTGGTCTGATTTCCTGTAAGAAAACTATCATCCAATATCTCTGGAACATATTTTTTTAAGTCGTTATCATCGGCAAAAACAATCCCAATTCCATTAATTGTTATTTCTACATCTACATCGAATCCAATACTATACCAATACTTCAACTGACTATTAACAGTTGTCAGACCGATATCGGTTGGTCTATCAAACTGTATGAATCCTGAGCGAGATAAACCATTGGTCTCATCGATCATATTTACTACTGGTGTAATCACATTTGTATCACTTGTATATAAAATAGAGGTTGTTGCATTTGTATCTGCCTCTGCTGATATATCGATGTAGAACGTGTTTAAACAGCGCTCAAACCCGATTAAAATCATATCTTGAGTAGCGATAGTAAGACTTACTGGATCGCGGCTAAAATCAAATGCCTGATTGCTTATATCTGTATAAGTATCATACGCATCGTTATAGTATAATACTGTTAGTTTTGAAGATCTGTCTTGCATTTTTATTTCCTTAGAGTTTTAAATATATCTTATGCTCTCTAATCTCATAATAGTGAGCAGAACCAATAGATGCGGCCTCAACTACATCGAGCATCTCTTCTTCAGTTACACCAAAATAATAATACTTTTGCCCATCTATGTAGGTCGTAATCATGATATTCTTATCAGTATCAAAGCTTATCGCTTTAATTGCAGTGCTTGACTGTGGTAATGTCACCCTTTTAAATACCATAATTCGCTTTCTAAAAAACGTGGTGTAGGCCCATAGAGAACCTACACCACTAATTGTGCTAATTAACGGATAGTTACTTCAACACCGAGCACACCAGCTCTAAGAACTTTAGAACCAGAAAGAGCTCTTACACTATAATCAGTAGCAGCATAGATAAGAGGAGCTTCAGCAGATTTGAATTCAACATCAACTTGGCGAGCGAAAGCAACGTGGCCTTTTTGCCAGAAGTATGCTTTATTCTCAGTACATGTTGTGGATACAAGTACTTTGAAGCCGTAAACCATACCAACTTCACCATTCATAATTGCCTGGTTACCAGCATAACGATCTTGCTGAATGAAGTTTGCAATAGCAAGTACTTCTTTCAATTGTGTTGGATGGATAAGCATGAAGCGGTCAGAAAGAGGTGCATTCTGAACATCGAGTAACCGCTTTGCTTCAAGGATATCAACTTCAGCAAGTACATAACCGTCGGAGTCGATTTTGTGATCTGGAGCAGAGGATGATGCTTTTGCAAGCTCTGTAAAGATAACATCTTCATAACTTTGAACCATTGCTTTTGACATAGCAGTTACAATTTCTGCCTCGTTGTCAACTACTGATTGCTCATTAGCAATGTGCTCAAGACGAACAACGATGTGTTTATGAGCAGAAAGCTCAAGATCATCAGTTGCCCAAGTAATCGCTTGAATCTCAGAAGCTGTTCCTTCTGATTTTGTTCCTGCTGTAAGAGCAGTTCCTCTTGGAATCTTAACTGTGTTAGCACCTTTTACTACAAGACTTGTGTAATCGGTTACTGCATTGAAAAGTACGGCATTGTTTCTTAATTCTTCTTGTACCATCGCGCTTACTACATCAAGTGATGTAGCTACGGTTTCGGTAACTCCCATAAAATTATCTGGCATAACATTAATCCTTTCGTTTATAATTAATTAGTTTTTTCGTTTTTACGAGTTTGTTTGAACAATTCCTTCAGTTGTGCTTGATTTAAATTGCTCATTGGTTTCATTTGTTTAACTGATCCAGGCTTAGACGATACAGGAGCAGTGCTTGGAATAGGTGTACTCACATTTGATTGTATACACATACCATAATGTTGCTTAAAGCGTGTTACTTCAGCCTCTAAACTATCATTATCTATTTGTCCGGCTTCAGTTGTTGTAATTGCATCTAAGTTAATATGCTGTGCGAATTCAGGTTTTACAAGTTTACCTATACGACTAAGGGCGGCATTAAGCTTTTGCTGTCTCGTCGCTTCTTGTTTTTCATTATTCCACTTTGAGACAAGCTCATTCTTTTCCATTTGAGCCTTTTCGTATAGTTCTTTAAACTTTCCTTGCTCTGCAAGTCTTTCTTGTTCAATCTGTTCTTTTTCAGCTCTGAATTTATTCAACTCTGCTTCTAACTCTTTTGTTTTAGACTTATACTTATGCATATCTGCACTTACTTCAACGTACGCCTTCTTTGGCACAAACTCTTCTTTTTCAGTCTTCACTTGATCATTTAGTTCATTGTTATTTACGATACTATCAGTCATAAAATCCTTCCTATACAATAGGTTGTTGGTTTGCTTTGCAGGCGTAAATAATCATTAACATCAATACACCTAACTATAGGTACCTTTTAATCAATTTGTCAATGTACACTTTTATCTGTTGGACTTCATCCTTTGTTAATCCTAAAAATGATCTTCCCTTTCTACTGTTATAAGTTACTTTCTTCGCTTGGCTTGAAGGAACCCCAATAGAAAAACTGTTACCAGTTAGTTTAAACTTTAGGCTCCGAACCATTGCACCAGTTCTGGTGACATTGCTTTTTGTAGGACTGGTATTTGGGTCCAACCTAATTTTTCTTCTTTGTTTTATGTAGGCTGGACTAAGCTTTTTGAATGCTTTATTATTCTTGTCCAGTCCCTTCCATGTCCTCTCCTTGATTAACCTGATACACATCTTCGCTATCAGTGGTAGACTTATCTTCAACCCCTGGGTTGCTTTCTGTAGTGACGGGAGTGTTGATCTCTTTATAGTTATCTTCATTTAATTCCTCCATATACTGATCTAACTGTTCCTCTGTTAGATCAGGATTATATTCACTTACAAGCATTCTTGTATTTACAATCCCTATTTCCTTTTTGACCTTCATGTTTGCCAATCGTTCAGCTTCTGTTATTAAAGGTGCGTATTCTGGAAAATCGATTGTGATATCGGCATCTAACGCAAATTGAACCTTTGATTCATTTGGAAGTTGAGACCAGTACATATTATGATATAATTGTAATAGGTTCCAAAGGTCATATTCAATCTCTTTGAATATCTCTGCCTGCTCCATTATGATCTGCTGCATATCAGCTTCGTCTACTATTTTACTAATCCCCGATGCTGATGCTTCATATTCTTGACCTATAGTTCCTATCTTTGCACCTTTTGCTGTTAACCATAATCCTAATTGGGTTGTACAGTTCTTTAGTGATCCATCGATGTTGATCTCTGGTCTTAGTGCTCCAATCTCTCCACTCTTATTTTCACCTTCAATAGTTCTCATAGTAACAAATGAATCCGGCCTCCAGTTAAGGTCGCTTAGTTCGACATCTTTACCATAGAATACTGAGTGAGCGGTGTATTGAATAGCGTAGTTAACATCAGATAATAACTTAGGAATTAGAACAGCCATATTGTAGTCATCAGTATTAACTGTTGGGATTAGTTGCATATTATCTGCTCTACCATATACAAACGGGATTCGTCCCAACGGATTAATACCTTCTGGATTGCCAACTGCTTCCATCATATCTTGCTGTATCTGGTAAGCACCTGATTTATCTGTACTTGCTGTTACAATTAGAAACTCGGTGTCTGTATACATGTAGAAAAGCTTGTGCATCTCTATTGCATTTTCTTCCTTTGCATTGTATCTTTTACTATCAGTATCATCTACATAATTAACTTCTACAGGTAATTTGCCACAATACTTTATAAATACGGTAGGTTCTGTTGGATCAATTGTTGAGTCGCTCCATACCTTAAACTGATCGGCGGGGAGAACTCTTAGTGCAGGTTGTTGTTTATCATTAATATATGGTTCTAAGGCAAAGTATTTGTTAATATTGAACATCTTGTTTGCAGAGATCATCTTCTGCTTTAACTTCAGCGCTCTTTCATAGTGGTTGATAAGATCCTGATTTATTTCATTGTCACAAGATCTTGACACACCTTGCATATACACTTTCGATGCTTTGTTGATGTATCTCTGATATATATTAATTGGTGGGATTCTCTCCTTAGCTTTTTTTGCTGCTTCAGGACTTAGTTCCTTTTGGATACTTTCGACTACATATGGTAGTAGTTGTCCATTATAAATATCTTGTAGTCTCGCCTCACTATCTATACGTTCATCAAGACTATCAAGAAATGATATAATCGCTGGTAGGTTGTCTTTTAGTGACATAGTGAATTCTCCTTAAAAGTAATAAGTTTTTAGTGGTGCATCTGGTTTCTTAAGTGGCATTAGATGCCAAATAATATAACCTAATGCATCACTGATATGTGATAACATTGGATCTTTGTTGTCGTACGTAAATTTCTCAAGGTCTGCTATAAGCTTTTTGCAGTTAGGTGAAACTAAAAGTCTCTTATGATACAATGCACCGTTAACTGTATTGTATCTATCTTTAACTGCTGGATTGCTTGTAGTTGGTAATACAACATGACCATCATCCCTTAATATCTGTGCATCAGTTTTTGTCGCCGATGTTTTTCTTGCATTTGACGAGGCATCAGGTTTAATTGTTGAAACACCCCATTGTTGCTTTATTGCTTGTGATAGTTCAAATGTGTTACTGTTATTAATAAATAGCTCATCAACAACATGAATAACATTTCCATAACATACTACTTTTACAGCAGTAATCGGGTCCACATTAAAATCTGCACCCACATAATAGTTTCCAGATACCTTTTCTGGTACCGGTACAACATGAACGTCTCTATTGAACCCATAGTAGATCTGTCCAGACTTTAGGTTTATGAACTTACCTTCAACTTCTTGCTGATAAACCTTATCATCGTACTGCTCCTTTAAACTATCGAGATATGATTGTGGTAGATGAATATTGTTGTTTGATGACGAATTGATAAGCGCACGGTTTCCTTTATTATTTGTTACCATTAAATCATATAGCCAATTATAACCTGCTGGAGTTGTAGCTATTTTGATCTGCAATGGACCCTTTTTATCTCTTAATCGACCAATAAGTACATCCCATGCTTGTTTATCATAAAATGCTGCTTCGTCACACGCTAACCAGCCAATATTAGGACCACGAAGATTATTGTAATTATCTACTGAACGACAGAGGATTAATGATTTAAAGATTCTTAACTCCCCTGTTACTTTATAAGTGTAGGGAATGTTGTATTCGTCACACAGCGCGAATATTGTAGCAAGTGTAGCGTCTTTCAACTGCTTATATGTATTTGCCACTAACATACCTATTGTGTTTGGATACTGTTGTGCCGTTAGTATAACCCACCACGCAAGTCCATATGATTTACCTGAACCTACACCACCAAGGAAGCAAGTGATCATTTTATCGGAGGTGACAAAGTCATGCTGTGTTGGTAGAAGCTCAATTTGTACCTCAGTTGTGTACTCCAGCGTATTACTTATCATTTTTGATTAACTTTATTAAAGTAGCACCTTGTTTAACATCACCAAGTTCCTGATCATTTAACTTATTTAATGTATTAATTTCTCTTTGTATATGGAGACATACCATTATCTGACCTTTGTCCCATGCTGCACGGAATAATCGTTCGAGAGTTTTAATTGCCTTTAGCCTCTTCTGTTCTATATTGTCAATGCTCTTCTCTATCCACTTACGGCGGGCAAGATTAACATATCGTAACGTCATATCATATTTAAGATTGTATTTTTGTTGGAATATTTTTTGGATCTGTTGTGTTGTTTTATGTTCAAGTAAATATTCAAGTACTTCTTCGACTCGTTGATCCACTTGTACCTTTGAGGCTTTAGACATATCGTTCCTTTACAAAAGATTATTCTTAGGGTGCACAGTACCCTTCTGTTTGTAAAGGATAAAAATCAATAGTGTATTGGATTATTGTTGTTTGTCTTGTTTCTGTTTTATGTATTGTTGTGCATAATGTCTTATATTAGGATTGGGGTCTGTTAGTGCTATTGCAAGATCATATTCTATATAATGATACCAGTTGTCCTTATCTTGCGAATATGAAACGTCAGAACAGTAAATAACTGGGATAACCTTTCTTGTTGTTTTATAAAGTTGCTTTAAATTAATTTGGTTCGGGTTATCCCAGATATTAGCAACTGGAACAATATTATAGTCAATTGCATCGACTGTTTTGTATGTAACAAAAGTACTTCCGGAGCATAGGAGAGGATTTGCGATAAATTGTGGTTCAGTTTTAAATGAATGTGCCCATTTAGGGATTTTGATCTTCATTTTCGCTCCATAGGTGTTTATTCTTTTTTTTGAAGGCCTTATCTGCTTTATCCTTCTCCAACTTGCATTTTTTACAATATGGTTTAATATTTGTAGCATCGCACATTTGTTTATGAAATTCAATCAGGTATTCCCACGTGCATGGAGTGAATGTTCGCATTATATAACTAAGCATAATTACATGTTCGAGGTATATATTCTTTCGTTCAACCAAATCGCGGCAATTATCACATTTGAATCTAATTCTCATTTTGGGTTTCTGTTTTTTAGTAAAACCTACTTGGACATGCTGTTTACACTGCTGTATAATTTCTTTATACTTAGCACTTCTTTGCCAGTCACTACGTATCTTAAATTTAATGCTATTAAAAAG